CAAAAATAGAGCCTCATAAGTCATTGAGCGGGTTTGAGTCAGTATTAGAAGATAATTGGGAAGGAGAAAAAGAATGAATATCACAGCAGTAGCAATTACAGCGATTATCTGTATTACATTGATTACTTTAAGTGCAACGGGGGCAGATAAGAGAAAAAGGGATAAGGAGGATAAGTAAAACAAATGGCAAGACCAAAGTCAGGAAAGTATGACATAGAAGAGATGTGTCAGAGAATAAACAGTTATACAGACGCATGTATAAAAAAGAGACTGGTCCCAATACTCAAAGAAGTAGTAGTATTAAGCGGATGGAACTATGACTACGTACAGCAACTACAGGTCAAGACTAAAGGAGATGGGGACCTAAGGTTATCTCAGTGTATAAGCCGGTTGGTCGATACGAAGGAATATAGTCTTGAGAAGTATGCACTACAGGGTAGGATAGATAAGACAATGGCTGTATTCAGTCTCAAGCAGTTAGGGTGGAGAGATCAGCAGGCAATCGATGTAAGTTCGTCAGTTCCCGAAGGATTAAAGATTACATTGAAGGTAGCTGAATGAGAACAGCAGGAGATAAGGAGCATGAGATCGAGTATGGAAAGCTAATCGATGTACTTATTGTGTTGATGGTTGTTGGTCTTGTTCTTTTCATCGTAGTCGCTCTTGTTCGTTTGTATCTACTATTTGTATTAGGTATTTAATGAAATAAGGGGTTGACTTCTATGTTCTCCTGTATTATAATATTTATATAAGATAGATATAAGGAATTAAGTCAATCAACCAAACAAAGCCTAGGAGGGCAAAAACAATGATGAAGACCAATCGCGAAGTAGTAGAAGCAATGTCAGTAGAAGTAATGAGAAGAGAAGCACCGAAGCACGGTATTAAGAATCCGAGTCAGTACAAGAGAGCAATCCTTTCGGAGAAGTTGATCGAAGCTCTTGATTCAGAAGACGAGGAAAAGAAAGAAGCTGAGAACGCAGAGTTCGATCTTGAGAAGCTCAGCAAGAAAGAGTTACAGGCTTTGTGCAAGCAGTACAACGTAGCAAGTCATCACAACCACAAGTCAGATAACAGAACACAGATGATCGAAGCACTTAAAGCACACGTAGCATAAATAATCAGGAGATTGGGTCGGATCGAAAGGTCCGGCTCATTTTCTGTTTTAAAAGGAAGGCAAGTGAATATGGAAAAGGAAGTGACATTGATAGTCAACAAACACTTCGTTGATTATGTCACCAATTGGGACTACGAAACATATTTGCTTGTCGGAGCTTATGGAAGTAGTAAGTCTTATGAGACGGCGACGAAGTTGATTTTAAAGCTACTGGAAGAGAAAAGAAAAGCGTTAGTCGTTCGTGATACTTACGAACAGATAAAAGAGTCTTGTTGGGATTTGATATTCGAGATACTTGATAGCATGGGAATGGTAACAGAAGAGAAGACAAAGGATGCGAGAGCTAAGTACGTAGTGGCGAGTAGGTCTCCACTGTCTTTCCAATTTCCCAACGGATCAAGAATAGTCTTCAAAGGTATGGATAAGCCGACAAGAGTAAAGTCAATCAATAGCGTGAGCATTGTATGGATAGAGGAAGCAGGGGAGATTAAGTATGAGGCGTATAAGGAATTGAATCTTCGTCTTAGAAGTTCGAACCTGAAGATTTATTACCTCTTAACAACGAACCCTATTGATAAGCAAAACTGGGTCTACCAACATTTCTTCGCCCGCAAGAAAGAAGATAGCGATGAGCTCGAGATCATTCAGGACGAGCAAGAGTTTTATGACAAGAGAGTTATTGTTAAGGGCGATGTCTATTATCACCACAGTATTCCAGAGGACAATGCATTCCTGTCTATCGACTACATCGCGAAGCTTGAAGAGTTAAAGGATTACGATCCGGATCTTTATCGAATAGCAAGGCGTGGAAGGTTTGGAACGAACGGCAGAAGAGTGCTTCCTCAATTCACAGTAGCGAAGGATGCGAAAGAGTTCAAGGAGTGTGTTGGTAGATGTAGTATCAAGCGTGATGGCTTCGACTTCGGTTTTGAAACGTCGTACAATGCTCTCGTAAGAGTAGCAGTCGATTTAAAAGAGTCAGTGCTTTATATCTATGACGAGTGGTACAGGAATAAGTTAACAGATAAGGAATCCGCCGAGAAGTTGATTGAGTGGAATCCCGATGTCGTCAATTGGAGAGTGAAAGCGGATTGCGCTCAACCAGGATCGATCAAGTATATGAAAGACGAAGGCTTCGGGTTTGTGAAGTGCCACAAGTACAATCGTCTTGAGCAGGTAAAGAAGGTAAAGCGATTCAAAAGGATCGTGTGTTCTCCGAAGTGTAAGAATACTATAAGAGAGCTTGAGTGGCTTGTGTATAAGCAGGATAGCAACGGCAATTTGATCTGCGACGAGTTCAATCTTGATCCTCACACGTTCTCAGCTATATGGTATGCACTCGATGACGTAACAGTAGCCGATGTGAAGAAGAGAAAGATAAACAGTAAGAAAGGAGGATGAGATGATAAGGCAGGGAACGGATAGTTTTATTTACGGCAAAGACGAGTACCCGAGTTGGTTCACGCTTGCGTCTCAAACAGGTATAGTAAAATATATTTATTCGGATGGGGTGTTAGCAGATACCTTGATTGCTACCGTAAAAGGATTTGAGTCAGCGAAGGTTGGCGATACGATTATGGTTGTAGGAGATAGCATGGTTGTCGTTCCGGCGGCTACTGCGAAAGCTTACGGTGTCGAATGATAATGATAGAGATCAAGCAGACGAAAGAAAGAAAGAGAAGGAATCACAAGAAGATTGCAGGGTTCTTTTGGAAAGCGATAATTGCAGTCGTAGTAGTGCATGGTATGAGTTGTGTGACTATGAGCTACATGCTGGCATTCATGTATCATGATCAGGTAGTAGAGACGGTAAGCTCAACGATCGTCACAGAGATCATTGCTCCAGTAGTTGTAGGTCTTTTAAGCAAGACACTGGAGAACATCTTCGAGAAGAACGAATTGAGTTTTAGCAAACCAATTAAACAGGCTCCGCAAGAAACGCAGAGCTCAAATGATGAAAGCGAGGGAAGTGTAGGATGAATGAGTATTTGTTTTATGGATTAACGGTACTGGTATTTGCAGTGGTGCTATTCTTTATGAGGTTCGCAATTCCGTACATGCAGGCGGCGCTCGAACATTCGAAGCTCAAGTTTGTTGCAGAGCTTGCGAACTATGCAGTCAAGTACGCGGAACAGACAATTGTCGGAGATAACAAAGGCACTGATCGAAAAGCTCTCGTAACAAAGTTTTTGAAGGAGCTATTGATGGCTAAGAAGATTAGCATATCCGCCGAACAGATTGATGCACTTATTGAAGCAGCAGTATATGCGATGAACTTAGCGAAGAAAGTGTGAAGGAATGAGCGAAGTATTTGGTATTGATGTTTCTCATTATCAGGGGAAGATTGATTGGGCTAAGGTAAAGGCGGCAGGTAAGACCTTCGCAATCCTTAAGGCCCAATACGAGAATGGCAGTCATGGTATTGATCCAACATTTTTGTACAACTATAAAAATGCTATGGCAAATGGCTTTGATGTAGATGTATATGATTATTTTGGCTCTGTGACATATGCAGATCCTATTGCGCAGGCGAAAGCGCTTGTGTCAAAGCTGAAGGCAGCAGGGTTCAAAGGCAAGGTTTGGATGGATCTTGAGAATGCAAAGATTCGTAATGTAGGCAAGATCCAAATGAATACGATGATCGGTAGGTATGCAGCAGTTATTGTTGCGGCAGGTTACAGTTTAGGTATCTATTGTAATTATGATTGGTATATGCATGTGTTGGATGTGGCTAATCTCAAAAAGCTTTATCCGTTTTGGATTGCAAGATATCCTTTCGCCGACACAGGGGCTTACAATGCTGCGTCTTCTCTCTCTCCTAAAGCTTTCGGGGCTGGATGGCAGTACTCCAGCAAAGGCAGAGTAAGTGGAATTGCAGGCAATGTTGATCTTGATGTTATGTACGGTACAGCAGCAACCACTCCTACTCCTGCGAAGTCTACTACATCTACAGAGAGCAAGAAAACGGTCATTGCGAGCGTGTTGAATATCAGGGGCGGAGCAGGAGCAACGAATGTAGACATCGGAGACTTGAAGCAAGGATCAGTTGTAACTATTGATAAAGTGTCTAATGGATGGGGACACATAAAGGATGGATGGATCAGTTTAAATTCGAAGTATGTAAAGTGAGGATGGAGAGATGAACGAAGGAACGACCGAGGTTGTAGTATCTTATCCTGAGATACCGTACAGCGTAATATCGGACGATATACCGTCTTACCTGAGGACAGATTTTTTTAATGAACTCGGCAGTATCATTGAGTTGTATAAGGTATATGCGAAGGGCGCTGCGATAACAACGGAAGGAACTAATGGTGATTACGCTCCTTCCGACATCAGGTTTAAGAAGTGCAAGATATTGGTGGACAAAGAAGCAAGGTTCTTGTTTTCTAATACACCGGACTTTAATGTAAATAAGAACAGTGGGAAGACACAGCAGGAGAAGGATCAAAACACAATTCTTGATACTTTTCTTGATAAGGTTTTGAAAAGCAATAACATGAGTAGCGCGTTGGTACGTGCAGCGAAGGATTGTTTTATTGGCAAGAGAGTAGCGTGCATGCTGAACTTTGATCCCGAACATGGGATTACGATCACATTCCTTAAGTCGTTGGAGTTTATAGCTCAATATAGCAAGTATAGCTCTTTGGAAAAGATAGTTGCTTTTTATACAATCGTCAATTCTAATAATCTTATGGATAAGAGGATCAATAAGAAGACGTATGAGATGCATGATGACGGTTATTGCTATGTACATGAGAAGCTCTACAATGGAGCAGGGACGATGTTGGAAGAGACAGTTCCAGAAATGCGAACGGAGTTCACGTATATTCCGGCGGTTGTGATTTGCAATGATGGGCTTATTGGAGATATCAAAGGAGAGTCCGAGATTGAGGGCGAAGAATCTTATGAAGCTATATTCAGCAAGCTAGCAAGTGGAGATATCGATGCTGAGAGAAAGACGATGAATCCTATTCGTTGGACGGCCGATGCTTCGGCAGAAAGCA